CACCGCCTCCGCTCGTGGATTACCAGATGCCGGACGCCATCGATTATGAAGCTGCGGACGTGGATGGACAGATTGTGGGCGGGGATTTCGACCAATCGGGCGGGGCACGCGGGATCGGAGGAAGCGGGCCTTCGATGGAAGGCGGGGGAGTCAATGTGACGGTGCAGGCGATGGATGCGCAATCGTTTCTGGATCGGAGCGGAGATATCGCAGCTGCTGTGAGAAACGCGATGCTGAACCTAAGTCCAATCAATGATGTGGTCAACGACTTATAGGGGCCGACATCGCCATGACAAACTTTCCAGTTCTCAAAACGGGCGCAGTGGCACAGTATCCGGCGCGGCGGACGGTGAGTTATCAGAACCAGGCGCTCCGCTTCCTCGACGGAACCGAGCAAAGATACCGAGACAGCGGCGGACCGCTGCACGGGTGGGAGATCCGACTTGCGGAGTTGGACGAAGGGGAGATGGCGGCGCTGGAAGCGTTTCTGATTACCAACCAGGGAATATTCGCGACGTTTTCGTTTACAGACCCGTGGGATGGCACTGTGTACCCGAATTGCAGCCTGGCGAGTGATGAGATGGACCTCACTTCGGCCGGCGAGATGTTGGGCAGCACGAGCCTGATGGTGGTGGAGAACCGCACATGAGCACGCTGGTCTATCCGCAAATCACGCAGTTTCCCGTGGTGAAACGGCGGAAGATGCGAACGATCGTCAACCGGTCGGCGGACGGCAGAGTCATTTGCGTAGCGGATCCGGGAGGCGAGACTACCGAATGGCAGCTACGATACTCCGAACTCAGTGACAGCGAGCTTTCGACGCTGGAGACATTTTTCGCGTCGGCAGAGGGAATGCTGAACAGCTTCACGTTTCTGGACCCGGAGTCGAATTTGCTGGCGTATAGCGGGACGCTCGACAACGCGGCGTGGATGGCCGGGCCGGCGCTGAAGGTGACGCCGCAGCAGGGCTATTACACGCTTCAGAACACCGGCGCGGCGGTGCAGAGCCTGACGCAAACGCCAGGCGCGGCGCCCGCGGGATATACGTACTGCCTAAGTACGGAAGTACGGTCGGCAATCGAAACGACGGTCACGTTGGTGATCGGTAGCCAGCAAGCGGCATACGTGGTGGGAGCGAACTGGCAGCGCATCGTGTTCGCAGCTACGGACGCAGCCACCTTCGGATTGCAGATCGCAGCTGGAGCGTCGGTAGATGTGAATGGGATACAAGTGGAAGCACAGGCGGGAGCTTCGGTCTATCGCTCCACGACGCAAGGCGGAGTTTATGAGGGAGCGCGGCTGGGCTCGGACCGGCTGGAGATTGTAACCGCCGGACCGAACCGGCACCAATGTACGCTGACGGTAGTCTATAACAGCCACTTATAGGAATCAGATGGCGACGCAGACAATTTACGCGGAAAAAATACAGCCAGTTACTGATACGCCGCTGCTGCTATTCGATTGTACGCTGGTGGATGGAACGTCCGAACATTGGTCGACGCACGCGGTGACGGTGAACGGTACGGCGTATGCGGCGCGCGTGCTCCAGCAAAACGTCTTCCAGATGCAGATGGCGTCGAGCCAGGGGGTGGACGGAATCCCGGGCGTTTCAGTCACACTGGCCAACGCCGATTCGCATTTTTCTGAATTGGAACAGGCGACTGGATTCAAGGGGGCGACACTCGCAGTTACCTTCCTGTTTTACGACTTGCGGAACGACGCGCCCGCGACAGAAACGCAGGTGATTTTCAAGGGAATCTGCAATCCGCCCGACGAAAGGCGCGAGGCGACATTCCGCATCTCGGCGGGTAACCGAATGAGCCTGCAGAGGCTGATGCTGCCCGAGGTGCGCATTCAGAGCCGATGCCCCTGGACATTCCCCGCGACAGATGCCGAGCGCACGGAAGCAATCGATGGAGGTGCAAACGGAAAATACTCGCGGTACTACCGGTGCGGATACTCGGCGGGGGAGACGGGCGGCAGCGGCAACCTGAATGCGGGCGCGCCCTACACGGGTTGCGGCTATGTTCGCGCGGACTGCCAAGCACGCGGCATGTGGCTGAATTTCGGCGGAATCGAATATATGCCACCGGCGATTGCGGTAAGAACTTCCGGCGATAAGAACTATCACACGTCGGCAATCTCGGTGAACGAAGTGCTGTACAACGATTACGTTCCGATGGTGTACGGCACGGTGTGGTACACGCCGCCGGTGGTATTCGCGCGCAACGACGGCAACCTGACGCGAATGGAAGTGCTGCTGGGCGTGGGCGAAATGCAAGGCGTGCTGACGGTGCTGGTGAACGATGTGGAGATCCCGCTTGGCGTGGCAGGAACGAACATGACCGGGACAGGGTGGTACAACATGCCGACGCCGGGGACGCGCACCGGATCATGCGACCCGAACTTCACGGATTCGACCGGGCAACCGGCAGGCGACCCTTACGGCAGCATGGCGTACCTCGCGGTCGTCGTGCCGAACAGACTGAATGACGGCTCGGCTCTGCCGACGGTCAAGGTGCTGGCGCAGGGGCTAAAAGTGCCGGTGTACGGCACCGACGGCAGCGCGCAGGGCGAGCAGTTCACCAACAACCCGGCCTGGGTTTTGCTGGACATCCTACGGCGGATGGGCTGGAGCACGTCCGAAGTGGACGTGACGAGCTTCGCGGAGGCGGCGGCGTATTGCGCGGAGACGATCAGCACGGTTGATTTGAACGGAAACCCGATCCAGGTGCCACGTTTCGAATGCAATCTTGCGCTGCAGAGCCGGCGCAGCGCGGGTGATCTGACGCGCGCGGTGCGCAACGCATCGCGCCTACTTCTCAATTACGGGCCGAACGGCGTGATCGAGTGCAGCGTGGAGAACACCATCGCGGCGGAGCAGCCGGCGCAGTTGGCGTGGTCGAACAGCACCGAACCGGCCAACGGCGGATGGCCGAGCTACGAATTCGGCGACGGCAGCAACGGGTTTTCCGGCATTTTGCGGAAGGCGACGGGCGAATCGACAGTTCGCGTGTATTCGCGCAGCATCGCGGACACGCCGAACTGCTACTCGGTGGAGTTCCAGGACGAACTGAACGACTACCAGCAGGACGGATATTCCCTGGTGGATCCTGACGATGTGGCGGTCAGCGGACAGCAGATCTCGGCGACGGTGAACGCGATCGGCATCGCGAATTACGACCAGGCCGGACGGGTGCTGCAACTGGCACTAAATAAGTCTCTTTATGGAAATATTTATATCGAATTCGAAACGAGCGTAACTGCATTTGGGATTCGGCCCGGGGACTTAATCACATTTACTTATCAGAAGGAAGGATTTGACCGGCAGCTGTTCCGGGTGCTGAAGATCGCACCGGGGACAAACCACCGGACCGTGACGATCAACGCGCAGATCCACGACGATGGCTGGTACTCGGACAACGCGGGGACTGCCGCAGCGCCCGGGAGCCGCCGGCAGGACACGGCAGGGGCCGGTATTCCTCGGCCGCTCGTGGGGAGTATGGTGGACGCGAACGGGAACATCCAATTCGGGATTGTGGAATCGGACACGACCGCGAGCGACGGCACTGTGGCGGCGAGCGTCAGCGTCTCATTCGTGGCGCCGGCACCGGCGGGAACGGGTGCCGGGCCGGGCATTCCATTGGTGAGCCTTGCGGCCACCATCGGGGGTGGGGGAACATTAGCCGGCGGGCAGACGCTGTACTACGGCATCACCGGAGTGGACGCGAGCGGCAATGAAGGCGGGATGTCGTTCCTGGTAATGGCGGCATTGACGGCGGATGGGAGCACCGTGACGCTTACGAGCCTGAGTTTCGCCACCGGCACGGCGTCGTTCAACGTTTACCGCGGGACGACGAGCGCGGATCTGCTGCGGATTGCGACGGGGCAGGCCGCGGCGGCGCAATTCGCGGACACGGGACTGAAGGCGGAGTTGGTGGCCCCGCCGGATCCGAATTTCGATCATGCCAATTTTTACTGGCGCATGGAACTGGTGCCGGAGATGGCGGCGACGGCGCAATCGGCCAATACGATCGGGAACGGCACGCTCGAAATGACCGCCAACCAGTATCGGGGCGCCGTGGCGCGGATTACGCGGGGAAGAGGCGCCGGGCAGGAGCAGACGATTGCCGCGAACACGGCGACGACTCTGACGCTAATGTCGAACTGGGTGGTGGAACCGGACGCAAGCAGCTTTTTCGCGGTGGCCGAGAGTGGGTGGAAATTCGGGGCGATGGCGCAATCGAGCCCGGTATCGTTTACGATTCCGAACCTGAGCGGCGAGACGGTAGAGATCAACGGACGCAGTGCGAACGCGAACGACGTGGAGTGTCCGGCGGAGCTGGCGACGGTAACGCGGTGGCAAATTGGCGGTGGCGGTGCGCAGGGCAGCGATGCGGACGTGCCACCGGCACCGCTATTCGGATTGGGGGCGGGAGCGGGCGGAGGAACAGCGGAACTGACCGGCGTCTCCTTCATGAGCCTGACAAACACGACGACGATTTCGGCGGGCACCCTGACCCTGCATTACTGGAATGAGCTGGCGGCCCCGGCAGGAGCGTCGGCCACGGCGATTGCAGCCACAGACACGACATTGACCCTGATTGCGGCCGCGAACGTGGCGGCGGGCAGCTTCCTGCAGATCGATGCGGAGGTGATGCAAGTCACCGCGGCGGCGAGCGGTGGAATGCAGTTTACGGTCACGCGAGGGATGCATGGCACGACGGCGGCAGCGCACGCTGCGCACGCGGCGGTTTACGCGCTGCTAGACCAGACGATGATCGTGCCGTTTGCGCCGGGATTCTTCGGCAGCCCCTATAGCGGGAACTGGAGCTTTCCCGTGGACTTGCCAGATGCGCGCGTAGCCAGCGCCGAATTATTCGTCACCAACGAGCGCGGCAACAGTCCGATTAGCAGTATCAACCTGACCGATACCGACGATCTGGGTTTGCGGACGCTGGCGGGAGGGCAGTATTCGATCCAGGTATCGGGATTTCTGGCGATCCAGCAATCGGTGGCGCCGCCACTGGTGGTGGAGACGGCGCACTCGGTGCGAGACGTGTACGCCGTGTTGGGAACGGCGGCAGATGCACCGGTGACGTTGCAGTTGAATGTGAATGGGGCGGCGTATTGCACCGTGACATTCGTGACTGGGCAGACGGTTTCCAACGCCACAAACGGGAGCGCGCTTCCGGCGCTGCCGCAGGGGGCGCAAGTGACGTTGTCCGTGCTCACGGTGGGCCAAGCGCTGCCGGGAGCGGACCTGACGGTGATTATCAGGCTCTGATTTCGGCGCGAAGACTTAGGGAGCCGGGTACACAAGGAACGACATGCCGGATGAATTGACGAAGTTGCGACCGGACCGGGACCTGCAGTGCTATTTCCAGGAGCCGACCGCCGTGGCAGCCCTAAGCGGGACGAGCGCGGCCGGGTTCACGGTATCGGGATCATGGCGGCAGCAGTTTGACTGGGCGGTGGTGGAGTGGAATCGGGATAACGTATTCGAGCATCCGGCTTTGCGCAACTTACCCGACGGTGATTTCAGCCAGATCAAGCTGAGTTACCAGGAGACAAGGACGAATTGCGTTCCAATCGATTCGACGAGTTATGATCCCGTGGGTTGGTCATATCTGCGGATTTGGGAGGAATCGGGCGGGAGCGAGAATCTGCATTGCGTGCCGCTTCTGCCCTTCGCGACCGCGGTCTCGGGCGGCTATGCGCAAGCGACGGCGCAATTTTCGCTGCAGGGGTCGCCGACAGCGGGTGATTACGTTGAGCTGGCGTGGCTGGACCAGCATTCGAATTACCTGGTAAGCGCAACGGATACGCTGGACACGATCGTCGCGGGGCTGGCGGGATTCATCAATGGACTCGCAAACGGTGGCGTAACGGCGGAGGCAGACGGGAGCATTATCACGCTGACGTACACGGGGGAGGCAGGTGCGAACGGGAACCGGGTAGGAATTTACGGGGGCGTGAGAGGCGCGGGAACGGAATCGTGGTCGCCGGCGTGGCAGATGTTCAGCGGCGGAGCTTCGCCATCGACCTGGCAGGTCAACCTGGATTTTGGCACCCTGACAGATTCCACCGGCGCCAAAGTGACCACGACCAACGTCCGCAAAATGAGATGGACATGGTCAGCGGACTGGCAGTTCCAGAATTTCGCACGCAGCGAATTTTCGGTTTCCATTAGTAATTGGGAGGTCAGCGGAAGTAACATAACTTACTCCGTAGCGGGGCCGGGAAGCTGGCGCATGGAAGACAGCGCGGGAAGCGGCGCAACATATTTGGGAAGTTGGACTCAGGAGCCGGGAAATTACTCCGGCGGAACGATCCATCATACAACCACGCCGGGGAGTGCGGCCACTATTGCTTATTCGGCGCCGGGCCAGCATGTGCTGTACCTGGGGACAAGATATACGAATAACGGTGGGCAGATCACGGTTTCGGTAGATGACGGAGCTACAGTTCCGGTGACGCTGGCCCGGGCTTTGGAGGATGTGCTGGTGCGGGTTCCGCTGGGACAATTTTCGGGCGGCGCGCACGCGGTAAGCGTGACGCATACCGGCGCGGCGGGAACGGACGTATATCTCGATTTTCTGGAGATCGCATACCCAACCGTCAACCTGCCTTCCTTTCCTCCATTGGCGACCACCACTCTTGCCACGGACTGGGACACGGACGCGGTGGAATTCGGGCTGGCGCCGGAACGGACAGCATGGCTTATCGATGCTCTGGGATTCCGCGGACGAGCGAACCACTATGCAGGAGCGCTATGGTTCTACGAGTTGACGAATCCCGGGATGACGTATGCATCGGCGACCGTGACGTTCGCCGGGACGCCGGAGTTCGGTAAGACGACCACCGTGACGTTAGGAGGAGCACCGATTTCCCATGTGAACCTGATTTCGGACACGGCAGCGAGCATGGCACAATGCTTCGCGCTGCTGATCGTGGCGGGTTCGTCGGCGGTGTGGGCGCGAGCAGACGGGGCGAC